TAGACTGCTATTTGGGTCTTACAAGGCTAGAGGATTTGCCTAAGTCAGAGAAGCTAGACCTTTGGAACTATGCAAAAGAAAAGTGGCCTAATGCCACTAGAGAGGAACTAAAGGACAAATGCCTTTATATTTACATTCTTGGCAACCTATTTCAGCTCCACCAATCTGAACCCCATCTGCCATAAGAATCGGGCAGTCTTAGATGACTCCTTTCGGACTTTGGTCTCTGACCAGTCAGGGTGCTTTAAGTGAAAGTGCTCATGCAGTAAGTAAAGCAGATATCTGTACCCGGTTAGAGTCGGATCAATGCTAATCTTATTATCGGCCATCCATGCAATCCCCCAGGCTTGCTCTCTGCCTAACTTACGATGCTCAACTTTATGGGGATTGGTAATCTTAGGAGGCATAGCAACCTCCCTCATATATCTCGTAAAGGGCCTGATGGGTAATGTGTAAAGCCATCTTACGGATTTGCCTAACCATAGCAGCCTCATCATCAGATAAGAGAGCTAAGTCCAAATCCTCTATGACACCCATAGCCTGAGTGCAGGCTTGTATGTCATCGTGAGGTGTAGGGTCAAAAGTTAGTAGTCCGTCTTGATCCTCGGCAATCCCTTTTTTCTGGTCCATTCGATTATATCCTTTTCAACATCCTTTCTAGAGTCGGCTCTATACTTTTCGCACAATGGCTCTAGTATATTTAGCCTTTCCACTGGAGGCAGTTCTTTTAGTAATTCTTGGACTTTCTTTTTAATGATAGGTGCGTTTTTGTGTGTCATAGTACTTGTCCTTTCCAGATTCTTTTGTTCCTTACTTCAAATTCTTTAGTGCCATGTAAATCTATAAGAATAAAGCCATGATTCCAACTATTTATAGGCATATATTGAGGATGCAACTCTGATAAACAACCCACCGACCAAGTAGTTACTATCTTACCCTCAATATTTTGTTCTGTGTGCTCTGATGACCTGTGATGATGCCCGCAAATAGTGTTAGCCTTTGCCCGAAGATACAACCCCCTGGCAATATTAACCGGGCTAATGATAGAGCTGGCAAACTCGTGGCCATGCACGATGTTTAAGTCATTGGCCTTTATAATCCTTTTGTCTGTGATAAACTTAACTCCGGCAACTCTTTTCTTAATAAGATTTTCTAATTCAAAATCTTCTACCCCTTGCAACTCTCCGAGCTTCTGCCAAAGGTAATGCTGATATCTTTCATCGTGGTTACCAAACTTAAAGTAAATCTGACAGTTTAAGGTCTTTTGGATGACCTCTATAACCTGACAGCCTATGGATAGCTCGGTAGCAAAGTTTTTCTTTCTGGGGTCTCTAAGGAACCTACTGAGCCCATGAAAGTCGAAAAGGTCTCCTCCTAAGATGACTGCATCTGGCTTCTCTTTCTTTGCGTAGTCTAAAGCCGCTGTTAGGGCTGGAATGGAATGATAAGGGGCATGGATGTCGAATAAACCAAGTATTCGCTTGGCCTTGACATTGTAAGGCTCGAAAGTTGACTCATCAGATTCAGGTAGCTTATAGGGATTAAGAGGTCTTGGTCCTTGTTTGTGTGTCTGCTTAGTTCTATCTCCATTGCCCTTTTGCCCTTGAATTTCTCTAATATACCCTCTGATTGTTTCTACTGTTGTAAAAAGTTCTTTGTTCTCGGCATAGATTATCCGAGCCAGTTTGAGGTTAGGGAAGTCAGGATATTTATCCCGGTACTGTCTAACCACAGAGATTTTGGTCATGCTAAAGGGTTTAACAAAATTAAAACCAAAATATCGAGACAGCCAATTAAATCTTGGCTAACTGAAAATGCATCCCATCTTTCCGGGTCCAAGTACCACCCCAGTCAAATCCGTTATCGGTAAAGCATTTGACAAACTCAGGGCTGAGCTTAGGGGTCTGGTTAAGGCCATTCTCAAAGGCATTTAGATCAATGGCTATCCCCCAAGAATGGAGGCTCATAGAACTGAGGCCTCTCTTTTTACGGATGTTAAAGCAGCCATCCCATGTCTTTAGCTCGTTTACACACCCAGTGTCTATAAGTGCCATAAAAGCGGCTGATAGAGGACCGACTAAGTCCTTATTGCAATATACTCTCTTTGGGATTACCCCTATCTCTAAATGAGTAGGCACATCCCATAAAGTCAAGTGTGGATTGTTAGGAGTAGGCTCTCCGTATTTCTTTAATGCTTGGGCTGATGTTACCATTTTCCGATGCGATAATTTATTAAGGCCATGACTGGTTTACGAATAGCAAAGCCAAAGGCTACACACAAAGCCAAAATAAGCCAATTTAAGCGGGTTTTAGCCTTGTCCTTCCATTCTCCTACCTGAGCAGATAAAACCGCTTTTTGAGCCTCTAATTGGCTTACAAAGGCACGCAAGGCCTCTATCTTGGCTACATCTTCAACCCTTTCCACTTTGGTTATGTATTTAGTCTTATAGATGACTACGGGTTTATACTTAACTTCATATAGGGTGTCATTGATTCGGGCTGTGTCGAAGATATACTCTCCAGATAAAAAGGTATCTATTTGTAGGACTGTGTCTTTGATATAGGAAGTGTCCTTATTAGGAAACCTCTCGGCACAAATAGCTGGGAGGCGGCCAGCCTGAGCCAGCCTTGCCTCTGCCTTTGATAGTTGCTTAACCGGATTGCAACTCATGAGCAATAAACCAGCCAACACAAAAACACGCATCAGTCTTTCTTTAATAGTTCGCCCTGAGAGTTAGTCAGGATATTCTTTAACAAATAGGATAGACCAGCAGTAAGACCCACAATGGCAGCGGCCTTTAAATCACTGATTTGTGGCAGTTGGCTGGTCTCTAAGATAGCCACGATGCCAGTCAAAGCAGCACTAACAAAAGCCACTATAAAGCCTTTAGTTAGGTCATTTACATTCAAATTCAGGAAGTTGCTCTGTTTCATTTGTCTTGTTTATTTGATAATTGAATAGACAACTCAGTTAGTTGGATAGATATATGATCGAGCTTCTTAAACAAGGTCTCATCCTTATCCTCGGCTACTTTAATCTTCTCCTCCATTCTTGCCATCTTAACCTCTGAATCATTCCAGATTTTGATTAAGGCCACTGCAAATCCAACAGCCTGCCCGACAATAAATATCATCCAACTCTGTGTCATCGTTATTTCTTTAATTGTGTAGAATCAATGCTGGCATTGGCTTGAATGTCCTTTTGCAGAGAATCCACAGACTGTAAGATAAAGACAGCCTGATTGTGTGGGATAGAGGATTGGCTGACTACTTGCTTAATCGTGTTAAGATTCTGCCAGTGGTAGTTTACTTGCTCCTCTTTGAATTTAATAACTACAAATTTCTCAGCTACAAAAGACATCAACAAGATTCCAATGATAACAAGTGCTTTTTTCATGTGATTTGGTTTTTAGGGTTTATTTCTTTTTTGTGTCAGGAAAGCTCAGTCCATAGGCAGTGGCAATACAAGTGAAGGGCCATGTACTGCAAGGCTCTTGGTTGCACCATTTGGTATAGTCTGTGCCACTCATTGTGAAGTTACCTTGGGCAGTAATAGGACCAGCTCCAGTTACATTACCATTTGCATCTTTAGCCGCTGGCATCAGACACCAATAGAAAGTGGCAGAGCTTTTGAGGTCATCATTTACCACATAGGCCCCCAAATATACTGACAAAGCAGTATCTTGGAATGAGGCTTTTACAGGGTTGATTTTTACCGCTACTATGTTTTTAACGGTAGTGTCAATGGTCTGGCCAAAGGCGAATGATGTCGCAAGGCAGAGAATCAGAATGCAGATTGTTTTTTTCATATTAATTGTTTGTTGTTTTAGCATGAAGATAATAAGTGGTTCCATTTACTTCGACTTCTATGGTACGATCAGGGCTAGTGGGAGATACAGCATGAACTGAGCCGAGTTTCCAAGTTTGTGCTACACCACCAGCAGGACTTGATGTTTTAATTTCCCCACCCTTAAATACAGTAAACTGTGGGATGCCTCCTACTTGTAGGTCTAATAAGTAAGAATTAGCACCAGAGGCAGTATTTGTTACATCTAATTTTATAGCAGTAGGATTGCCAGTAGTGTTCCAAGTTTGAGAGAGAGATACTAAACTTTGAGCATTTGAGCCTGTGAGGGAAGACCCGCTTATCGACATTCCCACTTGGTCATTTGTTGGTTGAATGGTAAATCTTCCCCCAGCAGTAGTAGTGCCTATCATTACATTGCCACTTGTTGTACCTAAAAGAACATCGCCTGTTACAGTTTGTATGGCTCTATGGGTTACTCCAGTCATTGAAGTTAAGGTAGGGTCATAATATATGCCTATGATATTATGTGTACCACCTGTTATATTATATCCAGCTGTTATATTAACTGCCGTATAATTTGCTGTACCTGCATTTGAAGTTAAAGCAGCTGTCGTGGTAGAACCTACTTGTAATTGTATAAAATTCCCACTTACATTATTATTTGCTACACCCCTTAATGACAATGCTCCACTACCTAAACTCTGGTCAAATGCAGCTAAATTTGTATTTCCAGCAGTTATATTTAATAAAGAGGATTGTATTCTCATACCGAAAATACTACCTGTTCCATTAACAGACATATAGTTCCCAGAAGGAACACTTAAATCTCCAACAATTGTTGTATTCCCCTGCACTCTTGCTGTACCGTTCACATCTAAACGGAAGCCTGCGTCTGTGGTTTGATTTATTCCAATTGTACCAGAACTAAAAATTATAAATCTTGAACTATTATTTGTTCCAAGTTGTAATGGATATGCACCTGCCGTAGAAAGCCAACCAGATTCTCCACTTATTCCACCACCAATAACTGCACCTGAAAATGCAGAACCACTATATCCAATATCTAAGGTTCTATTAACATCATTATAATAACGATATGAACTATACCCAGTTGAAGTAGAATTTTTTATTGCTCCAATAACTCCAGTAGCAGCAGCTAAATTAATTTGTAAAGCAAAGTTTCCTACACTTGCAGATATTAGTGATGTGCCAATTAATAAAGCACTATTTTGTATTCTTGCCCCAATATTACTTACCCCTGTAAATGCCCCGTTGGTAAAAGTAGGGTTTATATCAAGTCCTACTAAAAAATCGTTATTGGCTGCTGCTACTAAAGTGGTTGTTAAGTTTACTCCTCTTGCAATAGCAGAGGCAGCGGTTATACTTCCGTGAACCCTGAACATTGTAGTTGCTTCGTTAGCACTTCCATTCATACTCAAAGAAGCATTACCTACCGCAGTATTGATAAATAAACCTTTATTCGCGCTACTAAAATCGACAAGCCTTAATAAACCCCCTTGATAATATAATATAGGGTCATCATTTGTAGCAGTATTATTAACTAATCTAATTAAAGGATTTGTTGTTTGTATTGTAGTATTTCCAAATCTTGCTGTTCCGTTCACATCTAATCTAAAGCCTGCGTCTGTTGTGGTGCCAATAAGTAGATTTTGAGAAGTACTCAACCTCATTGCTTCAACACCATTAGAATAGAATGTTTGAAAATAACCACCACTATTTGCAAATCTTCTAAATTCTCCACTGGTAGTAATTGCGTCATAAGCCATTAAAGCACCAGAAACCTGATGCTCAATTCCTTGCCATCCTGAACTTGAATTTCGATTAAATGTCAAAACACCGTTACTTGCATTACTTAAAAAGGTGCTATTAGTAGTAAATAAATTCAAAGTACCATTTCCAGCAGCTCCCGTAAAACTCAACCTTCCGCTTAATGTTCTAATTGCCAAATTCGTTACCCCCGTGAAAGCCCCATTGGTAAAAGTGGGATTAATGTCTAACCCAACAAGAACATCGTTATTAGCAGCGGCAATTAAGGTAGGAGTGGCATTTATTCCCCTCGCAATAGCACTTGCAGCAGTAACAGAGTTATTTACTAATAATTGTGAGGTAGGTGTAAAGGCGAATGTAGGGGAAGATGTGATAGAGTTAGTGCCATTAAAATAGGACACCTGACCTGAGGTGCCTGATCCAGTGATACCTCCTATCGCATTTAAGGTAGTGTCCTTCCAAAGCCTCCCGACAGAGTCATAAGCCAAAATAGCATTATTTCTAACTGGAGAGGTAATTCTAACGTTATGCAGCTCCTCTAACTCATAGCCATTTTGCACATTCACAAAAAGTAAGCCATTGCCAGCATTTGCCCTCTCTACTACCCCCACAAAAACCATATGATAAGGAGCTTGAGGTTTTACCTTAGTTAGTTTACCCGGAATAGAGTCCAAATAAACCACATCCCCAGCAGTAAAGGCAGACAGATTTAACTTGCCTACCACACCAAAAGTCCCAACCAATCCCACATCATTAGGCAAAATTTGCTCAGTAGCAACACCTAAAGTCTTTGAAGATGTAGAGTCAGCTCTATTGTCAGCCAGCTTTACAGAAGCACGATCTCCAGAAGCCCCAGATACATAAACAACATCTCCAGCCTCAATCGTATCTCCTTGCAAATTCCTTACCCTTGCAAACTGCTCTAAGCCTATCCTTTGTGTGATAGTAGAGCCGTTGGTCATGCCAAACTGCAAAGTGCCCTCAGCATTTGACCATTGCAACCTCCTATCTGTAACCGCTTGGCTTGAAGTATCAAATTGAACAAATTTAGTAGTAAGTCCAAATTGACCGAGGTTTACATTTTGTGTAGCCCCAGTGTAAGGCACAAAACCAGATGCCCCAGCTACCTTTAGCCATTGCGTTCCGGTATAATAGTAAACACTGGAATCCGTAGTCCTATAAAACAAAGCTCCGGCATTTGTAGAACCCCCAGTCCGTAAAGATGTTGTTGTTCCTTTAGGAATGTGAAAGGTAGAATCAAACATACCAGCTATCCAACGGTATCTCCCATTGATATTGGTATAGTTTGATGGGGCCTGAGCAAATAGGCCAGTAGTGATAAATAAAAGTACTAAAAAGAATATTTGCCTCATGTTAAAGTGTTTTATAGACTATTTGTATAGTTTCCATCTGGTTAAAAGGCATCTGGTCATTAAAGACCAAATTCCCTAAAGCTGGCTGATATAAGACCTCCCGATTAGTAACCGGGATATCATCATTGCTCTCTTTTATATTCAAGACACTACCCTCCCGACTAACCATTAACACTTGACTATAAGCAATGGCCGCATCAGAGATAATATTAGTCTCAGGAACAGTAGTATAAATCTTTTCAAATGTCATTAGTCTTTCCACATTGCCCAGACTGTCTCGCCCGGATTAAAAGGTATATTTGAATCAAATGTAATCCTTCCTAATGCACTATTGAAAAGTGCAGTCCGATTTGATGGACTTCCCGTAGTGATAGGATCATAAACAGTACCCTCTCTAGCTATTGCAAGGATGGTCTTGCCTTGTAATGACTTGCCATTTGTTGACAAGCCGCCAATAAATATAGCTCCTGGGGTTGTACTCCAATAGTCAGAATCTACATCCTCATCCTGAGTAGGACTTGAAGGGCTAACATCCATTGTAAATGCCCCGGTTCCTATGATGTTGACCGTACACTGAACAAATGATTGTACATCCCCAGAGATAGGTAAATTCTGTATCAAAGCCTCTCCCTCAATCGTTCTAATATCTCCATCTAAGTTGGTAAACTCAAACTGCCACTCCAAAGAAGCCCTCCTGACAGATTCTTGCATGAGGTAAAAAGGGCTGTATCTATTGCCATCGTTGTTAGTTACAAGAACTCCAGAGGCAGAGCCAGACCATTCGGTCCTTCTAATTCTCCTTTTAGTAAAGAGGCCATCATTCACAGAGGTCCTATTGATAATCTCATTAGTCAGCTCAAAGGAGCATGATTTGGCACAAAATACCGGATAGTAATTGCCATTGACCTTTATAGAGGCAATCATATTGGACCCTCTTACTACTTTACCATCGTTCATTCTTGGATATATTTGAACGAATGACCATCATAAGTCTTGGGGATAGTCGAATCGACCACCTCAATCATATAAAGACCCCATTCGCAGTTATCGGTATCTTGTTCGTAGTGCAGTAGCTTAAAGCCTTTGTTGGTAGTGGCTGGATGTGTGTCTCTTTGCCTATACAAATGTAGCAAATCTGGCAGGTCTGGCAAACTCTCATAGGTCTTATCTGTATCTAATCCATCACAGGTTGCCTCAAAGGCAGTAAAGACCCTATAGTATTGATTCCAAACCGCTTGATTCTGATGTTGACCATAAGGTAACTGATCCTCTTGGGGAGGGCTACCTTGGAACTCTATTGAGTCATAAAAGTTCCCAGATAACAAATAATCATAAGCCTTTAGCTGTGCGGCCCCTACCGTTTCGCTTTGTGTAGGCTCGGCAAAGGTTAAGATGGTCTTATCAGGGATTAAGGAATATTCTACCGCTACAATTCTATACTTGCCATTATTAAGACTTGTAAAGCTGACATCTACATAGTCATTGATGTTAAAATAAGGAGTATAAAAGCCATCTAGGTTTACCCCATTGCCAGCAGCAAAAACCGCATTGCCATTGTATAAAGTCTCTCCGAGTTCTGTCAATAGTAAGGCTCCTTTCATTTCAATCCTTGGGGCATCAGACACAAAAACAGTCTCCTCTCTGACAGCCATGTTATCTACTTGCTGCTCAGAGGTATGTTCTTGACCTTTATACTTTGCATAAGACCCATTTACTCTGGGAGTTAGGTTTATGCTAAGATTGTTAAAATATATTGGAGCAGTAATGTTGCCATTAACAGACAACCTAACCCAAATGCGGCCATCTACCGGAATCTCTATCTCACTGCTGAGATTAGTATATTTTGGTAGCTCATCCGTAGGATCAAGAGCACCATCCATACTAGCTCTCCATAAAGCACTATAAGGGTTATCCGCTATGGAAGCAGTCAATGGCTTTGGCTTACTAACCCATTCATTTATCAGAGTTGGACCAGTATTATCATAATGCCAAGTATAATAATTAGTGTCTCCCTCTAACCAAACATGAAGTGGGTTGATAAATCCTAAGTTTACATCTTGACCTACATCGACAGAGATTTGCAATTTATCTCCTTTTTGAACATAGAAAGGAGTGGACTTTAGATAATGAAAATAGTCTGTGCCAGGCACATCCTCATGCTCCACTACAAAATATCTCTCTTTCTCATAACCATACACAAACTCCTTAATCAATTCTCCTCTGGCTCCGGCTTGCTGGTAAAGGTCTAACCAAACACCTCCAGTACCATCACTAACTCTGGCTAAGGTCCACCCTTCAGGCCGATAAACCCCGGTAGATGTGGGAGCAGTAGGATCGGGAGCACTTGTCTCCGTACCCCTTTCAAAATCAATATTCTGTACTATTTCGGCTGGGTAGTTGTAATCAAACTGATGCTTGACCGCTTTATAAGGCCTTTGGAGGCTTAACCTTGCATCATCGTTCATAAAGGCTATATCATAGCTGGCTCCAATATCTTTGACCAGAAATGGAGCAGAATAGCCAATAGGCTCGCCATCATAAGTGAACTTACAAAGTCTCTTGATGGCATAGCCAGCCTCATCAGTAGAACGGATAAACCAAGCATTCTTTTGCTGGCTTAAATCACAAAACTCCTTAAATATTTTCTCTAATACAGTAAAGCAATTCTCTGACTCTCCGATGCTGGTTTCAAAGGTTTGAGCATTTAAATAAAGCATATTGTAAAAATGGTCTGCTGGGTCATCATAAGTAGCCGACACCTCTAACAGATTCATTTCTATCCAAATCTCTAACTCTAAGCCAGTCTTTTGTAAAGACCAAGCAATATATTTAATGAGCTGATGAGGACCAGTTAAATATCTACCCTCATTATCAGAAAGCTCAATATCTCTAAGAAAAGCAATGCCATCCGTAGCTATTAACTCTAACACATTGGGGTCAGGCTGAAAGGTCTGCCCTAAGTCAGAGATAGACAACCATCCAGAAAATATGATGTCTGATTCAGTGCCTACCGCAATCTCTACTTTATATTGCTGATCTCCACCCCCAGCAAAAGTCATGGCATTTACTACATCATTAGTAAAAACCCTTAGTCTGCAACTTTTACTTTTTATAGGGGTAAATTTATCCTCTGAGTTGTCAACGGTCTGTAAAACTATGGGAGCATCGGCAGTCTCTAAGTTTACTACCGTTCCATCAGTTACAGAGGTATTTGTAATCTTTACATGAATAGTCTGCTCATTCGGGCTATTGTCCGAATAATTTACTTGCGTATTAACAAAACTACCTTTGTAGAAATTAGCCATTTACTCTGAGTTGACTTCTTTGTGTTCTTGCGTATGCTAAAATAATATCTTGACCTCTTAATGTTGTAGCCCCACCTCCTCGGCCACCTAAGACAGAGGCTAATCCCTGACCAAAGCTGGGCAGCTCATCATTGGGTACAATAGTGCCAGCCACGTTAGGCACGAATAACTCAGGTCCTCTTTCTCCAACTAAGTAAGTCTTATTTCCGCTTACTGGTCCACCCTCAGCCCTTGCACCGCCAAAGTTCTTTAGTAAAGAGGCAGCAGCTATTGTGGCTATACCAATTCCAATAGCAGCCGCACCGGGGATGGCAATACCTCCCGGACCGAGGATTTTATCTATACCATCTTTGGCAATACCATAAGCAATCAATGCCTTACCAATAGCACTTAGTAAGGAACTAATAACATTTAATATGCCTTGCCCAAAGTTCTCTCCAGATAGCAAGTTTCCAAGACTCTCGCCTATTCCTTCTAATCCTGACTGCAAAGCATTCTGTAAAGCCTGAGTCAAGTTATTTGAAAACTCTAAGACTGCTTTATCGGCACCCTCAGCCACAATTCGTGGCTTTACTGGGATAGTTACATCCTTTGGGTCTTTTTGTATGTTCTTAATTGCCTTTTGTAAATCAGGCAACAAACTGGGCAAAGGTCCAGCTAACTTAGCTTCTAACTCAGTTAGATTCCTTATCCCAGGTATTATATTGAAATCAAACTTAACATCAGCAACCCCACCTGATATAGATGGCAATTCTAAGCCAGTTTGCTTTTGTACTATTTGACTTAATAATCTATCTCTTTCTCTTAATTGAGCAGATAATTGGGTATTTAAATCGAGTTGATTGCGTTCCTCTTTAGTTAATAATCTGGCAGCTTGTATTCTACCATCTAAGCCCCTTTTGAGACCTAAATCTATTATCTGAGTAGTTGCACCTGCTTTCTCTAATTTAAGAATCTCTGTGGTAATATCTTCGAGCTCCTTAGTCAGAATGGCTACCTCTGATCTTGCAACCAGACTGGCAGTGTAATTCTGATAAGCAATACTCAGACTATTTATAAGCCCTTCCTCATTTTTCAAATCCCCAAAGTATTGAGGATTGATAGCTCTTAGTTTTTTAAGGATGGCTTCCTTTTGGCCTCTTGTAGTGTTCTCTGAATTTAGGGCAATTATTAACTTATCAATCTCTACCCTTTCACTTGCTATCCCTTCAAATATGGCTCTTTGCTCATCCGCTACTTTCTTACTTGCCTCGGCTAATTGCTTAGCTGATTGACTTGAACTAAAAAGCCTATCCCCAAAAGTGATAAGCAAAGATGTAACAGTAGAGACAGCAAGAGCAATTCCAGCAGGACCAGCCAACTGACCCACTAAAGCCTTTAAAGCCCCTCCGGTAGTTCCAGTAGTGGCTTTAAGTTGGTTGAATGATGTAATTAAGGGGTCAATGTTATTGGCTATACCAATAAGGCCAAATGGCGCATCTTGCACCACTCGGCTAAAGTTCGTTAAGGTCGATGTGGCTTGACCTGTGACATTCGGTAAGGTCCTAATCTTTTGACTTGCATTCTCGACCGCATTGCCTAATTGGACAGCATCTTTGCCAGTCTGGTCGAGTTCTCTGCCTAATTTGTCAAGGCCGCTAACCGCACTACTGACATCAGCCGCTATCTTTATCTGCATTTCAGCCATTCTGGTTCATTTTAAGCCTTTTTAAGGCCTCTTTCTCTCTCTTGGCTTTCAGGAGTGCCCGGATTTGTTGCTGGTCTAATTCTGTCTTAGATTCGAGCTGCCAGCTATCCATGACAAACCTTGCCCCATTACCCTTACCTATCAGAGCCTCGCATATTAAGGCTGTTTGAAACCTTAACAAGACAGACTCATTCTTTACCTTGTCGATATAACCTCTCCTCAAAAGAAGATAGTCCTCGACCTCTAATCCGTAAAAAGCATCCGGGAGCAGGCCAATCTGGCCAAAGGCTTCCGACCTCATCTCATCCCAAGTTAAGGATTTGCCACTTGGGCTGGGGCTTCCCCCTGTTCTTTCGGTTTGTTAACCTCGACAAACTTATTGATAAGAGCAGCGGCATCAGCCTCATCCATAGACCCGACCCACTCTTGGACCTGATCGATAGATACTGTCTCTTTAATTCCGTTTACCTTGTTATAGCAGTTCAAACCGCCATAAACGAGGCCACAGATAAAATCAAATTGCTTGTCTGGTTTACTTAGAAGCTCGGACATTAACAGAGGGTCAGAAGATGTAGCCTCTCCGTAGAACTTTGAGAACCACATCTTGCCGACATCCAGTGTTACATCCTTACCTCCGATTGTGTGTGTGATTTGTTTCATGTGTTATTAGCTTGCAGGTGTAGTATCAATGTCTCCCTCAATCTCGATAGTCATTGTGAACTTAGCAGTCTGACCGCTAACATTCTGCTGACCGAGAGCTGAAATCCAACCATAACCACCATGATAGACAGTCTCGGCTGAATCTGTCAAATGCCAGTACTTCTTTGTGTTGTTGGCATACAGAGTTTGAAAATCATTGAATGAAGCCTCGTTGGGATCAGGAACAGTGTCAACTACCGCATTCAGAGTGAAACGGTTGTTTTGAGGTCCTAATACTTTCAAAGTTCCACAGTTAGTCTCATCACTAACTACATTGCGGCTGCCGTCGAATGATCCCTCACTCTGGCAAACAGCCGACTTTCTTGCACCATTCGGAGTGTCTGAATATTGAATAAACATCACACTGCCGGAGATTGTTGTAGCATCTGCCATTTGTTTTTATTTAATTTTGATTAAGAATATGCTCATATCTAAGTAAAAGCCTAAATAGTTTCTCAGAGCCATCATCTTCGTAAAGCTCGGTCTCTGATTGAATCGTTATCTGTGTAATCTGATGGTCTGGTATGGTTATGCCAAAAGAGTTAGGTGCGAGGATTATCTCATCGTAAATCTCCTGAGCTATATCGTAAGCAGTCTTACTATTTCCTATGGTAGCAAATTTGGTTAGTATATCTACCACAATAATTGCAGACTGAAAAAATGCAGAGTTGTTTAGGTCTGTCTGGGTACTACCCTCTGACCTTATTAGTACATAGTTGCCATTCTGACTCAAAGGCACAGCATCCTTATAGACAGGTACACTAATAACCCCATCCAAGGTCTTGTACCATTCAGTCTTTAGGTCATATAGTGCGGTCTTAAATGCCATTTAGTACTCTTGTAACATTAGTTATCAATTTCTCCCTCACAATCGGTACTTGCTTAAAAAAGAATGGCTTGGGGCTTATTCCTTTCTTATAGATAGACCGAGCAATCAAAAAGGCTGCTCTGTTTGCCTCTTTACCCTTTGCAATCCCTTTTCTCTTTACCCATCCTTTGATAGCATCTATCAGCTTTAAAGTTCCCGATCCTTTTGCCCCCTTAAACTGAGAGGCATATTCCTCGGTCCCTGGGTATGGGTTGAATTTAGTCTTTGTGCCAAACTCAATGAATGGAGCATAAAAGACATTAGCCGAAACCACATAGGACATATCCCCTTCCTTGCTTTGTGTTATCGACCTGAATAAAGTGCCTCTGTCTCCTCCTTGGCTGGCCAAATCTCTCTTAGCTAAAGCCACAAAGTCAAAGGCAGCGACTTGAAGCTCTGCATCTACATCGGTCTTTAATTCCTTACTGGCCGAGTCTATGCGGCTTTTTAAGCTGTCTAATCCTATGACATTAACTTTAACCAAAGATGGTAAATGCGGTTACTTCCCAATAAAATCGTTTCTCATCAATCCTTCTCACAGCACTAATAGAATAGGTCTGGCCGAAATATTCTATCTTGTAGTCAGGTGTGATATTGTAGCCTCTGAATGGTAGCTTAAAGGTCTTAGTGTCTGACATATCTGTCCGACCATCAGCCTGAGTCCTACCACCTCCCTCATCACTAATCTCAGCCCACATCTTATAGGTTACTGCCACCGTATCGGTAGCATCCCCATCGGCATCGATAGTGTTAGTGTATTTTAGGAGCTTTATCGGTTTGAGGTTGCCTATCATCCTAACCAGTTGACTGTTTTATATCTACTTGCCAGATTCATGGCCTCCCGGCTCATGCCTTCCTTATTCTCATCCCCTCTATTGATATATCTATAAGCGACCTCTTTATACATGGCATCCTTTAGTCCTTTAGGTAGATCAGTATAACCAGCCTCGTAAAGCATGGTCATATTCTCATACTTGGGGTTCTTTAGGATGCGACCATTTAAGGACACATCAAAGTCATCTGTGCTTATACTATCTCCCTCATCATCTTTGACATTTAGGATAGTAGTTACCGGACCAAAGGGAATCTCAAAGCCCCCAGCCAAGTTAGTGAACTCAATCTCCCAAGTTTTAGGAACTAAGCTCAGGCCAGTAAACTCCTCAATCCTTTCTCTGGCAGAGGTAATCAGATCAGCAATCAGAGCATCATCATCATCAAAGTCAGATGGAATGCTATCTGAGCTGTCTATAAACCCTTCCAATCTCAGGTAGTTCTTAACCTCATTTACTGTCAGAGGCTCGACTATTCCCGATTCATTGGTCTGGTCCTCCCAGTCGATAAGTAGATTGTAAAGCATAGATATTTATTAAAAAAAGGGGCCAGCCGAAACCGGCCCCACCACATCAAACCACAGCACCTATTTAGAATGATCCGTAGATGATTGCATCTGTTCTCATAATGTTGATGTCTTCAAAACACTCAACACGAGCAGTTACCAGGTTTCTCTGGAAGTTGTCGCTATCCTCATAAGAAAACTCTACACGCAATCCCTCGGTCTCAACACGCTCGAGGTAGTTAGCATCGATGATAAGGGCTTTGTCGTTAGTAACCCATGAAGCACCGATTACAGGCACTCCAGCGATACGGACATTACCATTGGCATCGATTACGAAACCACCAGGAACTGAGTAGTCAGTTGGCTTAGTCTTAAGCAAGTCAGCCCACTGAGCATAGCTTACGAGAGCAAATGAAGCCTCGAAGTTAGCATCCAGTTGGTTGGCAATCCAGTCAACCAGTTGCTCAGCATCAACAGAGGCAGAGGTAGTAGTAGAACCAGTTGCAGCAGTTGATACAGCAGTAAAGAATGTGCTGTTCTCTTTCTTGTAGAAATCACGCAGCAGCATTCTCTGGAGGGTATTCTGCAAGAAAGGCAATTGGAACATCATCTGCTTTGAGAAACGAGCGAAACCAGCAATGTAGTCAGATACTACTTTCACCTCAGTCAGGTCGTAGTCAATCTGGCTCTTTGCGTTACCCTCAGTCTGGATTCCGATAGAACCCTCAGTACCAGTCTCACGATAGGTAACATAAAGTCCGGTTGGAGATACAGCAGTAGGGATAAGATCACGCATGTTAATCTTCTGAGCAGGCACCAAACCTTGACGCTGATTGTAAGTAGCAACACCATCTCCAGAAAGGTTGTTTCCGAGGGTCATTGTGCCAACACTTTTCAGGTCGATAGTCAACTTTGCATTCTTGTTCTTTTGGAACTCTTTTAACTCAGCTTGCTTAGCTTCAAAAGCCTCAGCAATAGCCTCATTGTAAGCCTCGCCAAAAGACTTGTTCTTGTTGTCAACTTTCTTAGCTGACTTCTCAGCAATCAGTTGGTCAAGAGCAGCTTGGTTTTTCTTAGAAGCCTCATCCATAGTTACAACAGCAGCCTTTACTTCAGCTACTTGGTTTTTTACATCAGCAATGGCAGCCTCATTGGCAGCCTTCATCTTTTCTACTGACTCGGTAGCTGATTTTACCGCAGTCTCGATGCTTTTCAATTCATCCATTGTTAGGAATTTAATTTAGTTATTAGATTTGTTAAGTTATGCTTTAATCCACTTAGGTCAATCTCCGGCTCCTTGACTTCTGGAACTGCAATTGCGGGTTCCTCTGCTTTGGGAGTGGACTCAATAGATATAAGGGATTTTATTGCCTCGTTTATTTGTGCTACTCTGATTTCGATAAACTCGAATGCCTCATCAGAGAAGCGGCCATCTTTCAATGATTTTAAGAGCAGGCTAAGCTCTTTAGACAGTTTCTCATGCTGGCTCATTACCTCCTCTGTTGACTTACCCACCTCAATAGTTGGTGTATTAGGATTTGCCCCCCAAAGGACCGCTGAACCTTCAAAAAGGAGAATCTCTTTGATAAGGTTATACTCCCCTTCGGCACTCTTTTGATTCTCGGCTTTGATAGTCCTAAAGCCAACTGAATGTTGGTTAATATGACCAGACTTATAGAACTCTAAGACATCGTTGCCCCATGTAGTGTTAGGAACATCGGTAACCCCTACCAGATAGTCCTTTTCTACATATAGTTCAGAGAACTTGCCAATGGCTGACTTTAGGCTTGGGTTATGGTCTGTTAAGTGCCAAATAAGGTTTGCACCTTTAGGACCTCTTTCTGCCATAGTCTTGTTGTAGGCATTAAAGTCGATGACATCATTGTCAAGGTCTTTAGAGCCCATCTGGCTAATTGCAACCTTTACCTTTCTGGTAGTAGTGCTAACATCTTGCACTGAGTTGCTTACTGTCTTTTGTTCAAAGTATCTTTTCATATTCAATATTTGGGGAGGGTTGACCCTGGTTATTGTTTCATTATTCCGCAGTACTGGCCTTAGCCGATCAAGCACCTCCCATATTTATTAGTCTGCCTCTACTATCTCTTTTAGGTACAACAATATAAGAACATCTACAATTTATGACCATTGCGGCTGATCCACCGGGAGCCAACGGATATTCTATGTTCTCGCCACTCCTTGGGTCCACAAAGTTCTCATAGAACCCAACTACTTGACCATCCATGTGAAAGTGGTCTTTAGGTTGCTCAGGCTTAAATCCTCTGGTCCGAGAATCTCTAAAGGCAATCCACTCTTTAACCATCTCGTAATTGAATGACTCGGCCGCTGCCTTTATTCCAGTGTTTGCCGCCCTACCTACCTCAGTCCTCACAATCCTTTCGGCTTGCATGGCTGTAAAGCCGGACTGCTCTAAGGTCTTGACAATCTCATCCACAGTCTGCTCTTTTATGATGGCATTCTGTAAGACAAGGAGCAAATGGTTCCTAAGTGTCTCTGAGGTCTTGACCACTGCATACTGCAATAAGGTCCTCTCTAACTCATCAATGATAAACTTAGTCCACTGCTCATCTCTGCCTATCCCTTTCTGATTTGCCTCCCTTCGGATTAGCTTGTACATCTGGTTGGCATGATAGACCCCGACTTGTTTGTAGATAGACTCTATTGGTTTATAGAGTTCATCATTGTAAAGTGTGGTTCTCAGTCTGCTTTGGGCTTGTCTGGCTCCTACTTTCTTTATTGTACCTATCAAAGAACTGACAACTTTATCCAGTTGTCTTTTGACCTTAGGAAAGTGTGTTTTGGCAAACTTCCGATTGGTCCTCGTGAAGTTCTCCGCATACTCTTTTCTCTCTTTGTCGGTCATTCATCAACCTATTTTTTAATGCCAATCTCTTGACATCCATTTTAGCTTTTAATAACGCACAGCACCTCTCCTTCTTTGTTACCGGGTAGGTTGTGCGGACAATCTCATCAATCGTCATTCATTTCCTCATTTTCCTCCTCTACCTCATCTTCTACCTCGTTAACATCGCTGAGGTCCATGTTTGGAGTCTCGTACTCACTAAGAGGCATTCCATCTTGGGGAGTTATCCAAGGCTCATCAAACAGAGGATTGTCTATTCTTTCAAGGCCTAAGTGCATTCTTTGCTCGTTCGGGCTAAGGGCTTTGAGGTCCTTAATCCAGCTTGACTTTTCGACTACATCCTCTTGGAGTTCGGTAAATACAGTATGGTCAAAGTCGATATAGATATTCTGGCCTTTATATCCCCAGTCGGTTTGCAGCTTTCTGTTGAAGTGGTTTCTAAAGGAAACTAATTGAGGCATGGCACAGCGAGTGGTAAGGGCTTTCTCAGCCTCTCTTACGTTGTTATATGTCGAACTTTCGCTATCTCCTACCAACTGAGAAGGCACTCCATAAACGGATGCAAACCGCTTTAAATCCCATTTTTCAGAGTCTATAATGGATAACTCTACTGGGTTAAGCCCAACAGACTGCCAGCCCATCTTGTAACCAGAGACACCAATGCGGCCCCAGTTCTCTGATCCGACCCATTCTCCTTTTCCTACGAGTTTACTCTTAATAGCCTCTACTTGCTTTCTTGTATCAGCTACATCTACTCCTCCACCGATAACTCTGGGGTCATCGACATAAAGGACACCCTTTACCCCTTGGTTCTCCAACATAGCGGCACTGGCCTTAATAGCCGAGTTACTTCTACTTAATCTTCTAAGGGCAGCTTTAAGTGGGCTCATTCCGTACAGATGGGCTCCATTGACATCCCAGTCATAGTTCTGGTATTTGTCATGTAAGACCTGCTGTTTAGGGAATAAGGCATTTGACAGGACCGGAATCATATACCCATCTTCGACAATAGGGAACAGATTGGTCGAGGCTATGATAGATACCTCTTGATAAGGTAGGTTGTGCAGTTGGTATGGTTTACCCTGATTGGCTCCCATGTCAAGCATCTGAGCCCATACACAGCGACCTCCAGTAATTAGCTTCCACCCAGTTGAGTTGGCTACTAAATCTTGAAAGGTCTCGTAGTCATTAGGGTATCGTAAAAGCTCGGTAAGTCTGTCAACATAAATAGGCTCTAAGGCTTTTTTCTTATAGCCCATTGCCTTTTGGAAGTCCTCAGTAGAGATGTCTTTCTTTCTCATCAATCCCTGATAAGATTTAAAGGCAGCCTCATCGACTACCTTGTAAGTTGTCCAATCGGGCAACTTTACCTTATCAGTTATGAGAGTTATTGTAGAATAAAGAATGTCATTAACTTGGTAGCCATCCCGAATGTAGTTGGTACGGTTGTCAGTTATACCGACAAAAGTGCCTCCAGTTACCTGATAGGAGGCAAAGGGCTGACCTACCGGCATCATCGGCACTGCCTTCTTTGTTAACGCATTCCACGCATCTTGTATTCTGCCCATTGTATTTCTTTACCAAGCCATTACTTCAAACTTAGGCTTGTTTAGTTTCGTGTATATTGCATACCGCATCGCATCGCATAAGTGATCCCACATCTTGACTGGCTGCTCATCTGAATGAACCTTGCCATCTTTGTCAACCTTCCACTTGTAGGACCTAATCTCTTTAATTAGGTTTATAGACTCAGGTGTTACTATCAATGGCTGGCTTTTGACCTTTTGGATGCCAGCATAGACATCCTTCTCGGCAGGCTTGGCATTGTACCCAGCCCGCACCAACTCCTCGATAGTCTTAGGCTCGGCAGCATCACAGTAAATCTCATCTGACCTCCTGATGTTTAAGAGCTTTAACCTTTCTATCAAATCAGTGGTTGTTAGCTTGGTCTCATAAAGCAACTCCTTGACAAATGTCTGGCTTTCGTGAAAGCCGACCTTGACTAAGGCTGTTGGCACTGAGTAACCAAAGTCCAGACCATAAACGGTCTCGCAATCCTCTGGGAACTGACCTTGCCTCCAATGGGTGTAAATAATCTCTGATGACTTACCCCTCTCTCCCAACCCAAAGACTTTCCAGAGATTCTCATCTGCATCTTTCAGACTCTCAATCTCTGCAATCTGCTCACTTGGCAAGAATGGATTGTCTTTGTATGTCGAGTGAATTAGGATATTGCTTTCTCTATCCGAGACATCATAAACCCAGCTCATCTCATCTACCGGGTTAAAGTCCAAAAAGATGGTTTGCTTGGTTCTTAGGGCTAACTGCTGATAAATCGAATGGGGCAATAAATTAGCCTCATTTATGTACAGTATATCCCTGCCCGGTCCTCTAACCTTACCAGAGTCCTCAGCCCCAAAGAACTCAATATATGAGCCATTTGGATAGTGATAGACATTGTCGGTTTTGTTAAAGTTGTCATCAGAGTATAACCCAGCATCCTCTAATATCTTTAGGATGTCTCTCCTTGCCCCTCTTTTAAGATGGGGTAGAGATGGGCTTACCACTGAGATAGTTACCTTTTCCTTATGCGGTATGTAAAGAGCTAATAGTTGACTAATTGAGTAGGTCTTGCCAGATCGGGTAGAGCCTTGATTAGCAATTACCCTGTACTGTTTAGCCTGATAGGCCTGCAAATTCCTTTCAAAGACACTCGTGTATCTTATCTCAACTTGTCTCATTGGCTGGCTTGAATACTATGTTAATGCCTCCATCAACCTTAATATCTTGCTCGCCTTTTTCTTTCTGACCGAGTCTTTGCTTACCTAACCAGATAAGCATTGCTCTGTCTTTATCTTTAATAGCTGCATCGAATTGAACCTTGCGTAAAAGGCTCTCTCCTGATGCCTGCTTTTCTTGCTTAAATGCCACAAAATCTATACCCAAATCCGACTTACATCGTTGATACAGAGTGTTTTCGTGGATGCCTAACTGAGCTGCAACTTCTACCCCAGAGCAACCTGCCATGAGGTATTCGCCTACAAAATCCCAGTCTATTGTGGTGAGTGATGACATTACTTCTTTTGCTTGGCTCTTTTAGGTAACTTTTTTCCTTTAGAGGCTTTATTCCATTCCTCTACATTAACTCCTTGCTTTTCGAGCTTTTTCTTGTTAATGTTAAAGAATGCTGCTTGGGCTCTGCTTTTGTAGGGCATTACTTTTTCTTTTTTCTTTTCTTACAACCGCAAGCCATTACTTACCTATTTTACCGCATTTCCAGAGGACCTTTCTGCTCCAGTAGTTGGCACTCAGTTTGGTATCTGTACCCTTTATGCCGCCTGATCTTTCGCAATAAGACTTCCTTCTGGTCTTTGATTTGTGCTGGGTAAAGTCTTTCATATAGCTGTCTCCGAAGTGGATTATCTTCTCTACCCCATTCTCACAAGCCTTAACCACTTTCTTTTTGCCTGATAACCAACTTTTCATTGGCTTGTTACAGGGCATCTCGGATTTAGGTATTCTCTTTATCATACAAAAAAGCCCTCAGCCCCGAAGGAATGAAGGCTCGTTGTTTTTTTACCCTTTATTCACTCCCTAATATACTAAATATTTAGCACTTAGACAAATATAAGGGTTAAAACTTATACACATCTTCAGTTGTCAAGGATTACTTGACAATTCCCAATTTGACAAAATGCGTATTAGTTCCAGCATTATGCCTTGCCCACCGAGTGTTTGTAATGGATGTACCCCATCCAGACACTTGACCTCTAAGGAGGCATCTGCTGGACAGAATAAGTGTTTTGCCTTACAAAGCATAGGTATATCCCATGCTGAGTCTCCTATGGCTATTTGATAGTCAAAAGGGATAGTTTCTTTATTTCTTATTATATGTAACTCAGCTCCAGACCTTTTAAGGTATTGCTCTGCACCCGGCCAAGAGGAGGCAGTTACTAAGTGAACCTGATACCCCATAGATATGAGCTCTTTTATGGCTCCTATGTCCTTGTTATTGAATGACTTAATAATATTGCCTTTATGATCAACCCAGATTTTTCCATCTGTCAGGCATCCATCTATATCGCAACAAATTACCATGTTTCACTTTTTTATGATCCAATAATACCAATCTCTGCCCAGTAGGTTGACCGTAGAGAATTTATGAGCAGGCCAAGCAATGATAGTCTGGGAGTTTTTGCCTAAAATAACCATGCAGCCATAGTCATCTAAAGATATATCCCACTGATGGAAGCCTTGCCAGTTCTCATGTGTGGCCTCATTGAAAAACCCTTGCACTATCAGATACCCTCCTGGCTTGACCGCTTGTAAAAGGTAGTCTAAAGCCTTTCTGGGTTCTTGGGTGTGGTCTAAGGCATTTGAGATGTGTACTATGTCAAACTCATTCTTAAAGTTTAACTCCTCGGCTGGTATTGGTAGTGGGGCTTTTAGTTTGTGTCTCTCAAAGTCAAAGACCAGCTTATAAAGGTCTCCTAAAGGATCGCAAGGGGTTACATTGACTAATCCATTAAGAATTGAGCAAACCCCTGATCCCACATCTAAGACTGTTTCATGTGGAACACTTTTGATAAAGTCTGCTACCTCTTGGTTTAATTCTGGGGTCTTGCCCTTACCTACCCAACCCTTTAAGAATCGGTCGGTTTTTACAAAGCCTTGCCAGAAGTTAAGCTCATGGTAAATTCCATGTAGTTCTAAAGTTGTCATAGTTTTTATTTAGGCCAAAGTTTTTGTTGCCAGTCCTTACCGTATTTCTGGATCATGTGTCTCTGACTGATAGGGGTCCAGTAGTTCCTAAGTTGCTTTCTTAGTTGACCGATGGGATGCTCTTGTTTATTTCTTAAATAAGTGTGCTCTACTACCTGACCATGATGCACTCCTACCTTATTAGGCTTGACCCTATGACACCAATCCAAGTCCATGTAGTAATAAGGTAGCATCTCATCTAAGAGATTATCCCTAAATATTTCTGCATTGACCATTGGGGCAGTCCATTCTATAAATGGGGTCTCTTTAGGTTCGTTACCAATAGGCCATTGAAATTTGTGATCTGATGACCTCATTGCCGGATGGATGGCAGCCCAACCTTTCTCCTCGCAAGCCATTGCCAGCATATAAGGCATCTGAGGGCTAAAGGTAACATTTGAGACAAACCAGTAATAGTCGGCCTCTTTATTTATGATAGAATTATAAGCTCTTGACATATTGCCTACTCCATCTCTGCTGACAAGCTCATAAGGTAGGCCAGTGTCTTGAACACATTTTAGAGTCTGCAACCAATCCGGCTCCAAGTACTCTAATACGACTATTAATATTCTCATTTTAATGGTGTTAGGTGTGCGATTATATTGCCATCTTTAGTTTCTAAGTGCATTATAGCCCAATATTTGTCTGTGTAACCAAATTTAGGAGCCTCAGATAAAGTAAAGTAATTTATAA